CCCCGATAAGGAGTAGAGAGTATTTTACTATTAAGAAATTACAACAGGGAATGGAGCAATACTGTAGAATACATCGTTGTTATTGTATCGGGTAAAGAATACCAATGATACCGTAGATGTTGCTTTACAACGAGTAGGTACAGACAAATCCTGATTCCACATGCTAATAGGGAATTCGTGTTCTTGACCACCTACTAACAATTTAAACATGTTAGGTTTAGGTGCTTGATTTTCACGATTCGTACGATATTGAGGCATGGTCGAGTAATATACTTTTCTTAACCAATCATCGAGATCTGTACAGCTATTAGCAAAATTATAAGTATAATTCGTACCAGTAAGGACACGTACATTACAAACTAATCCTTCGCCATATGGAGGATTCTGATAAGCTTCAAAACCCAGTAACCAACGATCGGCAGTAGCGTCAGCTGCATTACGCAACAAACGAATATCTACTTGTTGAGGATGGATATGTTCACGGAACGTGTTATTCAATACCCCTAAATCAATCGCTACATTCAATTGTTGGTTAGGTCCGAAGAGTTTACCATTCAATGAACGAATAGGTGAATTAGAAGTAATGTACACATCGTTAGTTACATCAATCCATTGGTTACGATCCAATGTAAATAAATACCAGTCGAGCTGATAACCAACAGTATCATTTACCCAACGTGGAACTGGGTAGAGTTTAACTGAGTAAGCACCATCACGTTCAGTAATGGTATAGTTAAAGCTACGAGTGATGAAATAACGATTGTTGTTATTAATCACATTGACTGATTTCTCATTAGCACCAAGGTAGTACTTGAGTACCAAAGTACCTTTCACACCGACTGTTGATTCTGATGCACGATCCAGATATAACAATTCGAATTTATTACCATCGACTGGGTAGGTAACAATAGTACCATCAGTATAGTGTACTTTACCCATGATGTTAATAGAGTTCTTTAAGATCTGTTCAGGGATCAAGAGATTCGATTCATCCTTAGCATCGATATACATCGAATCAATAGAGATTGCGGAGATGAATTTATCTGCATCAGATACATCACGAAGAAGTGCTGATTTCTCAACAATAAAGTTAGTACGAGATAACAAACCACCTTTATCATCATAAACCAGAATCAAGACCATTTCACCTTGTTCTAATTCATGCGCTGAATAAAATGGAGGCAAGTACCATTGAGTAAGGTTATTCGGATCTTGTTGACCAATCGGTTCTAAAGGAATCTCATTACCAATTACATTATAGCTGGCATCGTATCGTACTGAAATTGGCAACCCACCAGCACCAGCTACGGTTCCTTTAAAAGCAATCGCATGGTGAGGTAAAGAACCTTGAATATGGAATTGTGCGGGTACAGTCAATGTAGGTCGTACTACCGAATCATCGTAAAAAATTTGTCGCGCACAAGGCGTTGCTAATGTACCGCCAGAAAAGAAACGACCTTCATCTTTAGACATTTCATCAGAAGATGTCTTAGAAGAGATCTCTTCTAATTCTGGAACCAAGGTGGTTTGGTTAACAGCAATAACCTTGTAATAAGTAAAGGTATTCGTATCTAATACGAAGTCACCTACCTTAGGTACGTATTTACGATGACCTTCCTGACCTAAATAAATATCATGAATTGCCCATATCCGCCATACCTGAGAATCATCTAGGATGGGAGGTTCACCATCAATACCGACAATGGACACGTTCGCAGCAATACCACGACCGTATACAGGCTGATTCACGGGGTAATTATTTTCACTCACGTGTTTTCTCCAATTCGGATAAAGTGAGATATCTCAATCTCATTTCTAAAATAAATACGAATAATTTGTTTTAAGAAACGAACCTCATGGTAAGTGAGGGTTGTTACATCGGTGCGATACGTTGGATGAATGGTAACGTGTTTCATCGAGATGTTATCTAAACGGAAATAAGGTTCCGCAACAAATAAATCTTTATAGTTACTTTCCACAAAGTTAATAACTTCTTGGTCATTGTATCGAGACTCGATGTTAGGGAACTTATACTGTTTTCGTTTTAGATCGTGGATGATCCTAGACAATACAGTTGAGTATACCTTATACAATCCTTCAATTGGAGGATTGCTTGTAAACTTGGTATCTTTAAAGAATTGTCCCATGTAAGCAGATACTCGTCTGTCTAGATCGTCTGCCTTGCTCTTAAAACTATAAGTATCTTCAATGTATGTTTTACGCTTCGGTACGATAATGTCACGAATCTCGTAAGGTCTACCTTCTAATTCGTCTGCCCGTTCAGGAATGATGTTTCCGCGTTCAGAAAAACCTAACTTGGATTGGTCAATGATCCCGTTACCTACTTTAAATAGATAATTCTTATCATCGAAAATTTCCCAAATACCATTTCGAGAAAGCATGTGGTTATTTACATAACCTACTTGTCGATTAGTGGTGATGCCTGCTAATCTAGTACCTTCTCCGTTTTCTTTAGGTTTTGTCTCGGCAAATGACATCATTCGATAAGTGATTTCTTGACTGTTCTTAGAATGGTCAATACATGACTTATTAATAATGTATACATTTGGAAACTCTACGAAGTAATCAATTCCCTCGATTAAAGCTTTACCATTTAGGAATATATCTAGGTAACCGTAAGGAATTCGTACAGGTCGAACAAACACATTATCTTTTTCAGCATTATAGTAATGTTGATTTAATGCGAAGTTTAAGATGCCTTTAGTAAATGGTACCAAAATAGTACGACACAAGAATGTCTTGTCGGTTCTTACTGTAAAGGTATAGTCGCTTAACAAGCGATCACTTGTTCCTGTAATGACAATACCTCGCTTACCATTAATGGTCTTCCAAGCCCATACGCCTTCTTCATTAGTCACATCTTCCCAGCGATCAGGTTCTTCTTCCAGTGTTTTCACACAGGCATATACTCTAAATTCCTCATCTTCTGGAATCTCTACCTCTAGAATATCGATATAGTCATTAGGCTGACGCGTACCAATACCAGAAATAAACTCGACTAAGCGACATTCTGGAGAAGTTACTGGATACTGATTATAATCACCTAAACGTCTCCATGTCAAAAGCTTACCTTTTTGATCATATTCGAAAATGGTTGAATATGGTCGATAAGCATAAGGTACGTTGACTAATTTACCACCTAATCCGTCATCAATAAACGTTTCGTATGGATGTAGTGATTTACCAGTATAGTAAGTCGTAGCATTATAGCCATATGCGTCTTGTACTTCTTTTAAACTACAAACTGCTTTAGGTTTAGAGATCAGTTGAGATAAAGTAGATGATTCTAATTCGTCTGCTCGCCACTCTTTAATATTACTACGAACACCTTGCATGGCAGCTACACGATTTTGGAAAGCAAGTTTATTCAATTCGTGTAAGCGATTATTGACAAATGGCATTGTACGTTTACCGTATTGTTTACGATAAAATACTTTAAATACCACATTGGCAATTTGTTCATTAATGAAGTCGTGATTGTTCATCATCTCTCTAACTAAGTTAGTGGAGATAGAGAAATCACAATTACCTACTTGTCGAATGTTGGTTTCTGAATTTCGATGCAACATTACACCTCGAAATAATTTAGGTGTTGTTTTCGGATAAGCACATAAGTGAAAATCACAATCATCGAAATATTCGAATAGGTTTTTACGATAAGATAAACCGTGCGTAAATAGATACTTACGAATCTTATCAATAATAGATTTAAATGTAGGGATTGTACTGATCTTCATTTCTACGACTTTAGTAATCGTAGAATCGTAAATCAGTTCAACTACGTCTTTTTCAAGAATCTCTACAGTAATCGGGTCATTAACCAAGTAACCATTGATGTAGGTAAAAATATACCCAGGTTTAGACTTATACTTATTGTAGAAGTTGATCAGAGGACTCTTATCAGAAGTACGGTATGGTTTAGCATACTGGATAGCAATCGTTTCTTTAGGAAGATTCTGATCATCGTGATGAAGCAATGCATTGTTATAGGTTCTGAATAAGACATCTTCGGTATTCATGTCCCAATTAATTTTCAGATCTTCTTTAATAACTAATACTAAATTCTTCTCACGAGTTAGGGTGTAGTAGATATGTGTCAATGGAATAACAATACCTTTATCAGTATAAAACTGAAATACTACGGTTTGCTCTACGCATAAGTCCGCCATGTTATACCAGTGTGAACGATCATGCCATTCTACAAAATTAAAATTGAACATTTCCTCAGGAACTTGTCCAATCATGTAAGCATGATAACGTTCGTGTTTAGAAGGTAAGTTATAATCTTCCGTAACGATATTAACATGGTTTCGAGCACCACCCAAAGGAGTGATGCGTTTTGGTCTTACAATACTTTGGTTATCTTGGTGTGGAGCTGCCCAGAGATTATAGAGATAATGACCTATTAAATAAGGTACACTCATCGGTACACTCCTTTTATTAATTAATAATCGTTTACAATACTATTTACAGCAAGAATGAAGTTAGCACGGTCACGATTAAAATTCTTCAATGCCATTTTTGTTAAACCAGCATTTTTAAATACTTGTTCTGATAAACACACTACTAATGTAGCTACGAATGTAGGAATGTGTTCTACAGACATTGCTAGGATTTGTTGTTTTTCTAAACCAATCCAGACATTAGCATTAAGGTTCTTGGCAATTACAGTATAGAACAAACCGCTATTAATTTTCTGAATAGCTGGATTATTCAATTTTAATTTCAATTGCTCTAAGAAATCATCTACATTTTTATAGAACTCTCGATCAACGTATCGATACAAGAAGCTAGACGGAATACCAATATCTCGAGACAGTTTAGCGATAAGTGCGTCGAACTCTAGTTCACCTGCATAAGTTTCGCTGTGTAACATTGAGTAGTACATCCATCCTGACATTGCTCGTAAAGCAACTATTTCTTCACTGTTTAAGCTAAAAGCCATAGACAATGAAGAAGTAATCAAGTCTACGTAAGTCTTAACCACATTAGGGGACAATGATTTAATAGAACGAGTACCATTGTTAACAAGATCAGATGTCAAAATAGTACGAATGGTTTGTAGCGAGAACAAAGGTTTGTTCGCTACTGTGTACTCACCCTCTTGACGTTCTCGAATAAATGATGATAAATCACAAACAGTATATTTCAAACCTTTTACTGTTTCGATAATCAACGGATGATCAAATTTGGGAACGACTGAATTAGGATAAATAAAAATTGATTTATTTTGTTCATTCACTTTCAACCAAGGGTAATTCAAACCCAATGATTGTCGAATAGTTTTTTGTTGTTCGTCAGTTTTAAAGAAACTACCAATTGTAGTCTCGTAAGGCGAATAAAAAATGGCCATTTATTTTATTCCTAGGTTAATTAATTTAATTAAATAAAAGCTTTTATAAGTAAAGTCTCCGTAGAGAACATCATACTTTTTACTGATAAAAATTTCAATGTGATTTATATATAGAAACTAATTACCACGATATTATGAATATCGTGGCTAAACACGTTATCATTTTAAACACTAATACTGTTTAATTTATTGCTTATTCGCTCGTTAATAGAACATTACCGGTAATGTTTTTCATGTATCTGTTTAGGGTTAAACCTAATACAGCGAATACAATTAAAATTTATTTATTTTAACAATAGTCTAATCTTAATCAGGTTAAGACATTGGAGATTTTTAAAAAATGGATATCTACATTAATAATCCTACACCCCACAGTTTCCACCTGGGTACTAAGGATATGTCCGGTAGACCTCAATCCGTTGTCGCCACTCCGCGTGCACCACATATGGCTTTTTGTCCATTCTACGCTGAAAAAGGTCCTACCGAGGAAGTAGTTGTCGACGGTGAAGCATTTATTAAGCTCTTCGGTAACAAGACTTTGGATCCACTCCACAAGTACTACAACCACTCTTCTGTTTTCATCGAAGGCATGTTGCAAGATAGTGGTACCATTATCGCTAAACGTATCGTTCCTGAAAACGCTATGCGTAAAGCCGGTATGCGTCTGTCTATCGAATACGTTGAAGTAGAAGTAGATGAATACGAGCGCGATGCTTCTGGTCAATTCCGTTTAGACCGTGGTAAGAAAGTATCTACAGGTCGTAAAGTTCCTGGTATTACTTACCGTTGGGTTTTGGAAGAACTGAAACCAGAACAAATTACTTTGGCTAGCCGAACTGTATCTAGTTCTGGTTTGGGTAAAGGCGCAACTAATCAAGTTGACTTTGCTGTCAATGGTGTGGTTGGTAAACGTCTTCCTATCTTTGACTTCGAAACCAGTTCTCCTGGTGCTTGGGGTAATTTAACCGGTATTTCCATCTGGGCACCTAAGACCACAGACCAAGCTCCTTTGAATACTATCGCTTTTAGCGACACAGGTTCTTACCCATTCCGTCTTCAAGTATTTACTAAACCTAACGCTACCAGCAATAAAGTTGTAGAAACTACAACTAAAGGTGCTCGTGAAATCGACTTCTGTCTGAAACCAGGTGCTGTTTCTAAAGTAGGTGTTCGTTACTACTTGGGCGAGACTTTTGTAAAACATTACAATAACAATCGTCCTGACGAACCTAATCTTCCTGCAACCTTTGGTTCTTTCAGCAATATTCACGTTTACCAAGCAAACATCGATAGCGTTCTTTCTCTTTTCATGCAAAAAGAATTGGATGTATCTGGCACTCAAGTACCTACTCTAAATCCTCAGACTGGCGAGATGGAAAACACCACTCGTTACTACGGTGACTTTGCTGCTGTAACTGAAGAAAACAAAGCAGACTCTAAATATCTGTTTAACTTGTTTACAGGTACTCACTCTGATGGCCGTCCTTACCAAACTTTCCGTAATTCTGACAACATCTCTACTACTGAAGGTGAAGTAACTGCATTACGTGAAGGTTCAGTACAATGGTCTACTGGCGGTACTGATGGTGAAATGTCTGATGAGTTGTTTGCTGCTGCTGTCGAAGCAATGCTCGACGAATTTGCTGACGCTAACAGCCGTTACATGGATGATACTACTTACAACGATTCTGTCTTCTACGATACTGGTTATCCGATTGAAACTAAATTCAATCTGAACAAATACCTGGTTAACCGTAAAGACCGTTGGGTATGTGCTACCACTCACGTATCTGGTGAAGGTGTCATTACTGCTGCCGAAGAGATCGCTCGTTTGGCAGCCATCCGTAACCGTTTGAAACTGGCTCCTGATTCTGCAGTGTTTGGTACTGAAACATTCCGTGCTATGGTTATCCGTGGTAGTGGTCGTTTCCGTTCTTCTGTATCCAGCTACGAAAAACGCGTTCCTGTATCTTACGAGATCTGTCGTTTGTTTACTAAATATTGGGGTGCTAAAATTGGTCGTGCTGACGCTCGTTGGGATCCTACCGAAGGTGATAATAACTACCTGCGTTACCTGACTGATATTTCTAATCCATGGGTTCCTTACATTCAACGTAACGAAGCATGGGCTGCTGGTGGTATGTGGGTAGAACGTAGCGAATCTGGTCGTTTCTACTTCCCGATGATTCGTACCATCTACGAAGATTACTCATCTACCTTGATGAATGCTCGTATCATGCTGTTCCATGTTGAGTTGAACAAAATTGGTGCTGAATTGCGTCGTCGCTTCTCCGGTAAAGACTGGTCACAACTGCGTCTGAAACAAGAAGCTGAATCTTGGTTCTACTCCCAAATTAAAGACAATAAATTTGGTGGTACTATTGAGGTTGAAGGTGAGTTGTATTTCACTACTATCGATACCGAACGTTCTTGGTCTTGGCACTTTGTTGCACGTGTATACGGCGACAACATCAAAACTGTTCAAACGTTCTACAGTGAAAACTATCGTCGCGAAGATAAGCCTGAAAATTTCAGCGGTATTAGCGCCTAAGTCTATAACTAGGGGTTATTTATTTAACCCCTATTTTATTTCAAAATTTTAAAAGGTAAAAATAAAAATGGCACGTATTGAACCCGTTTTTATGTCTAAAAATACGGGCGGTTTTGCTGATGGTATTCAGGCTCCTGTTGTAGGTCTTATCGAGGGTGGTAACTTCGGTTATGCTAAACAATGGGCTGCTTGGATTAATAACACTCCATACACTTCTCGTCCGCTGATTAGTTTTCTTTTGGAAGCTCCTTTGGGCTTTAAACTTCTGCCTGATGGTAAAGTACACATTGCTATCTTGCGTAGTTTGGTAGAAACCATTCGCCACCGTATTACTGGTCTGGGCCACAAACTGACCGTAGCTACCGACCAAAACCAAGCATTTGGTGGTTCTGGTCAAAAATACGAAGTATTCACTAACGTGACTGAAGATCCTCTGAACGTTTCTATGTCTTTCTGGGAACGTCCAGGTTTGGCTATCGGTCGTTATATGCGTTACTGGATTGAAATGCTGATGATGAACATGGAAACGAAATACGCTTCCATTTCAACAGTAGCGGGTACTCAAGACTACGATGCAATGCCTGACATGTATTCCATGTCTATGTTGTTTATCGAACCTAATGCAACCATGACTAAAGTGGTTCAATCATGGATCGGTATCAACATGTGGCCTAAATCTTCTGGTGATAACGAAGCCAAACACGATAAAGAAAACCCTTCTGAAACTCGTGAAATTCAAATTGAATTTACTGGTATTTATCACTATGGTCCTGGTGTTGACTTCTTTGCTCAAAAATTCCTTGACAGCATTAAGTTAATCAACGCGAATGCGTATCATGAAGAAGCACTACACGGAAATATAGGTCTTGATTCAATGGTCGCTGCTTCTAGGATGTCTTTTGGGGAAACAGTTCGCAATATAAGTAAGCGGCAATTCAAATAAATTACGGCTTATATAAAAAGGATAACTTCCCTATTATATGAGAAATGTAGTTTAACCCTAAAAATAAAATACCGTTCTCCTTAACTGGGGAACGGTATTTTATTTATGTTTTTTTATTTACTGTAGAAAGAAATCCAGATGGAAGATATTAAATTAAACTTAGCCGAATATCAACAAATTGAAGGTTATCCATTCCTTTACATACTGCCGGATGGAAAGGTGTATAATTCGAATTCAAAACGTTTTATAAGTGGAAAACATTACCATGACGTAAAAACAGATAAGTATGTTAATTTAGTATCTTTAAAAAGAAAAATGAGCAATAACGTAGACTTATCTAAATTTAAACCTCTTCCTGAATTTCCAAATTATCTGATTGATGAAAATGGTACAATATACAGTACTAAAAATAACATCGTAATAAAAACAAGGTTCGACCAAGGTGGTTATAAAAGAGTATGTTTAAGAGACAATACTGGTAAGAAGCATTTTAGAAGTATTCATCAATTAGTATTGTCTGCTTTTAATGAGTCCGAATATAGAAGATTAAAGGATTCTTATGCAAAAGATAAAAATGATTACCTAGTAGTAAACCATATCGATAGCAATAGAACTAATAACCATATTAGTAATTTAGAGGTTGTAACTCAACAAGAAAATATCAGACACGGTATTGAACACGGTAATTGGGCTTCCAATCAGGTAATGATTAAGTTCCTAGCTAGTGGTGAAGTTAAACAGTTTAGTTCCATGACTGGTGCTTCTAAATATTTAGATCTAAACGAATCTACGTTACAGAAACGTTTTGGTAATAAGAAATATCTAAATACGGTCTATTCAACTAAAGAATACGGAGATCACCAGATTAAATTAGGTAGCGATGCTGACTTTGGTACTCCTATTTATTTTATAGACAATGGAACGGGTTTAAGTACTGGTATTAGTGTTATTGATTATCGTGTGTCTCCTTTCCATGAAGTAACCTATAAAAGTTTTAGTGAATATTCTAGAAAGACTGGTATTGCTGAATCTACGATATCTAGATCGTTCGCTAAGAATAACCAACCCGTACTTTCTAATTTACATCGTTTAAAGAAACTAGATAATTTTGAAGAATGGGTTACTACTGATCCTATACTAGACTATCTAAAAGCAGTTAATGCTAATGCATTGGTAATTTTGAAAGAAGATAGTAGCGAACCACCTACGATATCTTTAGTGAGTAGCCATCCTGTTTTGCGCTATGCGAATGGGTATTCTGAAATACTAGAATTAGCAATTAAACATAAACCTTTTAAGCATGATCCTTCTGGTAGATTATTTTATACTTATGGTGATTTTATTAGATCTGAATGGTATAAGAAATGGGGTAATCGATTTAGCGAATATAATTATCGTGGTTTTAAAGGAATCGAAAAAGAAACTTCTTCTTTTATAGATGGTTAGATTTATAGTTTTTAAACTAAAAAAATAAGTCCTCTACTCCTTTTTACGGGAGTAGAGGATTTTATCTTTATGCTATTTTATTTAGCGTTTCTTTTTACTTTATTAATACAAATATCAAACCCAGCAATACGGACAATATTATCTTTCTGACTTGGGTCTACTTTAGAAATCATACCTACATCTTGTACAATATAGACTGGTCGCAAAATAAGATCTTCGTGATAGTTAGGATAGTCCTCGTTTTCGAGTAATACATCACATTCTCCTGGATAACTAAATATATCAGCCATGACTTTACCGTCTAACACTTTCAAACGATCAACATAGCCAATTTTATCTAACTCAAAATAATTCCTAATCCATCCTGTATTTTTATAACCGGCAATATTGTCAGCAATATAGATTGGATACCATTCCTTTTTTACTAAAGTATTAACTTGATCCTTTAGATGAACTGACTTCACCATGTCTGGATTATCCAATACTGCTTTAATCAAACCTAGGTTATCATCTACCAAAATACCACATTCATAATCGGTTTCTTTACTAATTTGATTTTTGTATTGTTCTTTAAATTTTTGATGTTGAAATTCATTAGAATACAATTCAATTAAGTATTCCATGTGGTCAGTACAATCGTAAATAGTACAAAGAAATTCTGCAAGATCTTTGTTATTACTTAAATCAGTTAACAGTACTGATAATTGTAGAATACTGATATCGGAAATCTGATTATATTTCTCAGTAATGAGATTGTAAGATGGTTTTGAATTAGACCAATTCATGAAAACTAAACTAGTCCAATATTTAAAGATTTCTACAACATCTTTGTGGGTGGCTTTCTTTTCGTTAATCACTTTAGAAATCCAGTTATTATAAAAATAACTAGGATTTTTACTGACTTTAGTCAAGATTGTTTTTAAGTCATCTTTTAGTTTGATAAAATTTTCGTTCATTTTCTATTCCTTATATAGTTGGCAATACTAGAATTGTATTATTCTACTATCGTTTCTTTTGGGTTTTTTAATGAATTATCAGCACTCTTTATAATTCCGGTCATTAGTTTATTAGTCATGCGAATACATTCTCCGCATGAATATCTATTTAATTCATTAACGAATCTATTTAACCTTTCACCATCACTGTGATTACTAACATCTACAAAGATTCTTTCGTCTCTATTTAAAATATAGAATTGTTCAATTTCTGAAATATCACCACCTGAAATAACTTCTTTGAATTTAAAGTTCACACAAATGGTGTTTTCTACATTAGCACTATAGTCCAATTCCATGTATATTGAAAATAAAGACTTGTCTTTTAAATCTATTAGCGGATTTGAAAAATTACTATAGATAGCACAGTAATGTTCTTCATTTCCATCTTTAGGGACAATTATTTCTTTTACCGTAACAGAACTAATATAATTCTTAGAAAGAATTGTTTCGAAGTCTTCTTTCTTAACGACAATTAAGAATAAATTTATATACAGCATTTTTAATTTCCTTTTATGTCGATTAATTTCTTAGAGAATGAAATATTAGATTCAATACGATATTTTATTTTTCTGCATTTACCAACAACTTCAATGGTTACAATGATCTTTCCTTCTTTGTAATCTTTGTACACTGAGAAATGCTGAGTCTTGTGTTCTTTAGCAAAATGGAAATAATCCCAATAATGCCAAATTAAATCTTCAAAATTTCTAAATGCCGATTCAGACATTATTTTAATATTGATGGTCGTAATACCTATAAGAGCGCTACTTTCTAATAAGAAGTCATCACCCTCTGATATCATCGAGCTAATTATCGCATTGATCAGTACTTTATATTGATTATCAAAACTACAACCAGTAGTTGGTTTTAATAATGGATCAATATATTTAGTATATCTTTCCATTTTAACTCCTTATAAGTTTACATAGTTTATTTTAACAGGGTGTATAATTTCATACGTCACTAATCCGAAACCAGCATCTAGAATGTACGTATTGATTACTTTGTCATTTTGTTGAGTAGTTATCAATTTACCTAATTTAGAAAAATATTTAATTAAATCTTTTCTTACAGAAATATCTTCTAGATATAATTCAACATCACTTTCTGTGAATATTTCTATACTAAATAATCTACCCATACTGGCGTTGCCAGATCTAGTCAATTTCATGTTCGTTTTTCTTTTTACTAAAAAACTAATGAAATCTTCTAATAATGTAGTCATTATTTCTGTATTTCTTCTATATACTTCCCATTCTTCATTGTTCATTTTTTAGTTTCCTTTATAAAGTTAGTTTATTAATCTACTACTTTAACACAATCAAATGCGTAGATAGTAGTAAATGAAGAGAATAAATCATTTGATTTACCACTAGAGAATAAGTATCTTGGTACTAAAACATGTCCAGCAATACCAATATCATTATCCCTATCCATATTTGCGTAAATCTTTCCTTCTTTACGATAAATGAAATTTACTTTACCAATATCTTTGCCAATAGATGGCATGAAGACATTAATACCTGTAACAATACTATTTCGAATAACACTGTAACCTGGATGACGCATTGAGTAAGGATCAATAAGATAATTCTCGATGATTCCAGTTGTGTCGAAAATAGGGATACCTTTATTAAGCAGATTGTTTCGGTTTAAGTACGTAGCTTGTAGTTCGTTAGCAATGCTTAAAATACCAATTCTTGATTTAACAATATTGATAAATTCATTATACTCCTCATTGGTTAAACGATAAGAAGTTTGAATAAACCATTTCATCTCAGGATGTTTTTCTGGATTCGTGATTTTATAAACCAACATCTGAGCGGTATAAAAGTAAATATCTTTTACAATAACTTCTAGTACTTGGTTAGAGGGTAGTCTTCTAACGTGCTGTAATCGTGAGGTTAAGAAATTACACACTCGATAGAGATTAGAAGTCTTAGCAATATTCAATCCTTTATCTAAAAGAATATCTTCTAATGTCTTTCCGTAGTATTCTTCTGTAGAGGCAGTTTTTAGAATTGTATACAAAGCACGAGCTAATGCATTAGCTTGATCAATTTTATATTGTTTCATTTTTGTTTCCTAAAAAATAAGACTCTAATCATTTACTTATATACACCATAGGCACCGCTAATTGCGTTTATACCAAACGTGATAGCATTCTTTCTTTTTAATGCATTTTGAAATTCTTCTACATTACCTTCTTTGTAATGTTTCTTCATTTCTTTACGAATATATCTTAATTGCTCAAGCTTTTCATGAAGTTGTTTTGCTACATCTTCACTAGTAAAATGCGCTGCAGAAAGATAATGTCTATAAGTAGAAGAATGTACAGCGCTTAAGAAATTAAAATATTCATTATCGAATTTAACATACTCCTTAATCGTTTTGCTAAACCGATCATTGAATTTATCAGCACCATTTACAACTTCGCCAATACCTTCACTAATTGACTTCATGACCTTACAGGCTTTGTTGGTATGGCAAGCTGATCTGTCAAGTTCTTTAAAAGAAACATTAATGGTTTTTTTATTCACTCGGTCTAATTCAATAAAGAATTTCTGGCGTTGTTTAATATTCTTAATACGTTTGTATTCGGTTTCGCGGCGTTTCAAAATTTTATTCATTTTACAATCCTTCCACTTCAGATTTATCCATGATGTAAAAACCCACTAAACTTTTAATCGTTTTAATAGAGTTTTCGTCAACATTTCCTTCTAACTTCTCTTCTGATCTATAGAAGGGAAGAAGAACAGGGTTAATGCCTTTGTTGTTTTGACTGGTTTTCAATATTGAAAAATGACACATCGAGACTTCTGCTTTAAATCCTTTATCTGTTAAGAAAATCTTAGAAATAAATCCTTCTAAGTTATCCGCACTGAAACAACTAAGTACATCATTTGTATTTTCAGGAGGATTACGAAGAACCAAGACTGGATTACTGGTTCCAGTATTGATTCCGTTTACTGTCGCTCTTACCGGATGTGATTTCTCTTGAGAAGAATTTGTTGCCAAATAATCCAAAATATTATAACTGTCCCAGATCTCAAAAATACCAACATTGCTATTAGGAATAATAGGTTCTGTAGTCTTCTTACCACTTCGACTACTTCTAAATTCCATATTGATAAATCCATTAGCGTAAATCGTTTCTAACTTATCCGAATAATCGAATAAGTAATCTGGATCCACACTTAACGAACTATTACGATCTTCTTCAATATAGCTTTCAGATTTTGTTAAATTAAAACCTATTAAACCAATGATGTTATCAATGGCATTTTTTGGTGTGAGTTCTGATTCAGGAACTTTAGTTTTAAATACTGGTTTTAATACATAGTTACCTTTAAATTCGTTATTGTTTCGTTTACCTAACAAGATGTATAACTCTCTAGACATGAAGTTGATTCGGTTATCAATATCTACCTTAATCTTACCATTAACGATTTTTATATCAGTAACATGCCCATCAGGACATGAAACATTTTGATTAGTAGGTGTGATGATACGAGAAATCATCTCATGATTTTCTAACGCTTTCCGAATATAAGTTCGAACTGGATGATTTCTATAGTTATTGGCAGTTAAGATAGTGAGTAAAATATCATCAGTATCAATGATATCAAAACCAAAACTACCAAAACTATATTTACATTCTAATGCCTTATATTTAACTGACATTGCTCGTTTAAGAACCTCAGAACGGACTTCTTCAATAAATACCTCGTAGTCTTCAGGGTTAATGTTAAGACACTTGGTAACAAACTTTTCAAGATTTTCTTGATACAAATCATTCCCTGCTATTACATACGGAAATGCCGAGATGTCCATTTGGTTGATCAAACGGTTAATCAGAACAAATACAGAAACGTCAAGATAGTCTTTTACCTTATTAAACTTAAGATACAACTTCTTAATCATTTTAGCTAAATCAGATGTATCGTTCGAGTTAGCGATTTGATAAATAGTTTTACCGTATAGGTCTTCTTGGTTTTCTAAAATCGCAACAGTCAATTCTACGATTTCATTAACAATCTTTTTCATCTTCAATTCCTTTATAAAAGTTAGATTACAATCTTGAAATAATTCAAGAGGTTCATTTTAATAATATAGATTTAAAATAAAACAAAAAAACAATACTCCTCTACCCTGTTAGGTAGAGGAGTACTATTTACTTAAGATATCCGTTAAAAGAAATCTCACTGATTCCTTTTATATATTTATCAGGATAAGTTTCTGTCTTTACAAAACCAAAATGATCAAAGATCTTTTTAAATTTAGGTAAAGCAGTTTCACTTACGGAAAGTAATGGTTTATCAGTTCCTAATTCTTCAAATGATCGTTTAAATAAACGAACACCCATTCCTAAGTTCTGATATTCTTCAACAATCCGTAAACAACAAATTTTCTTTTCTAGTCCATCGTTTTTAAGAATGGCGACTCCAGCGAGTTTACTGTCTCTCCACTCTAACAAAATTGACCGAGTACCATTCATCAAACCAGTACGTACCTTGTCATAACCCCATCCTTCTATTGATGGGTATGTTGTAGTCATGCTTTTAATAAATGCAAATACATACTCAATTAAAAATTCTAAATCACCTATTGATCTTTTAGCAAAAAGACCACTATCGATTTTCTTAATCTTATCAAAACCGTTAGATTTAAAATCAATAATTTTTACATCCAAACTAATATTAGTTTCGGTTGGGTCAATAATTTCAAATGAACCACGAAAGAAATCACGAGCAAAACTATTATCTTTTACATTACGAGCTGTATCCATTGGTAGACACTCCTTTAATTAGGTTTTCTGTAATAACGATGACCAGCAGTTTCTTTATGGGTTTTCACAATATTAAGAATAGTGTGCCGACGAACAGTCACTACTCGCCCATCAGTTGTCACTAATGAATAGTTTCCTGATTTTGTCTTCTTAGCTTTCTTAGAATTGTCACTGGCAAATACTACACTAATTTCACCATTATCATTTTCCAAAATTTCGTACAATGAAAACTCTGTAGGGTATTCATCTTTTCGATTAAAATAAATAACCGGATATGACGTGTGATGATCTCCATCTTCATCATCGGAATCTTGAGTTTCGGTAACTTTATCTTTAACCTCTTCTGATTCCGCATCAATTACTCGTTGGCAGTCTTTGCAAACAGTAGCGAGTAACTTATCTGTTTTAATCTCAATGACTTTGCGTTCTTCAGGATCTAGTGCATTTCCCCATTTCTTAAATAACTTACCAATATATCTCAGCATTAATCAATTCCTTTCTATTATTTTATAAAATAAATATCATATTTCAAACATATTGAAAGCAATAATGACAGGATATTCCTCTTCATCTAATTGAGGAATAGGTTTCTCAAGCTCACGATATTCAATTAAAGGTACAATTTCGTACTTATCGGTAATATCTGGTCGATGTAAGTAATCTTTGTATTCGTCGTACAGATCAATAAATGCAATAATTCCTGCTAATCTACGTACTACATGATGAACCTTACCAATAGCTTTGCCATTGATTCTTACTTCGATTCCTTGTTTAAAATCAGATTTTAATTGATTAAACAAATTACCGTAAATAAAAGGTAATTTACCATAATTATAATCAATATATTGTCCTAATAACTGAGACTGCATCTGACCATCTTGGTAATAACCCATGCTGGATACCGGAACACCATTGCCATTGGTTTTTGATTCTAAATAACCTTGATACAAATGATCACGATACATGACTTTAGTATAATGCTTAATAACCAAATCAATAAACTTTTCAGTTTGATCATCATTTAAATTATAAGCATACTTGATCAATTTCTTAAGATGGAGATTCTTTTCTATATCGATAATCTTCATCACGAACATCGCCGCACTATAGAATTCAAAATCGAGCAAAATACTATTGTGTTCTCTAATAGTAAGTGCTTTCTTCAGATGTTGTATTCTGATATATAAGAAAGCAATTGCTTTGAGTGGAAACGATGGCGGTATATAATCCGAAAATACATCGTGAAGCACATCTTTAAGAGTCCGATTATAGGCAAGTGGATCTTTAGTAGCGACAGAAATACATGCCAGATTGTTCGCTAGTTGATAGGCTTTGCATTTGTGTTTTTCAAGTAGTTCAGTAGGATACATGATTATTCCCATTCCATCAAGAAGTTATAAGTATAAAGTTTACCATCTAGGAAGATATTAATAAGATAGGAATCGTTACCATTCTTTTTACGATTACTACCCATGATGTCATCACTCAAGTAAGACCATACATTGTAATTATCAATAATTTCTCTTTCAAACAATTCACCTGCTGGATCGTATTGATGATTTCTTAAATCAATTACATGATAAATTGAATTAAGATTTTCATCTTTGTCAGTATAAATACTGATATCGTAGTTATACTTTAAGTTTAAAAGCATACGTCGAATTTTATTGTTGATTTCTGTAATTTTGATATTGTGAATTTCTAATTCGTTAGCGTTCATTTTTATTTCCTTTAAAGTTTATTGTGCTAAAATAGCACTTTAATAGTATAGATTTAAAATAAAATAACCTACTCTACCTTTTTTAAGGTAGAGTAGAGTATGTTATCGTTTCATTTTATAAAATAGAAGATTACCATCACCAACAACATGGTTATAGTGGTAAATCGCTTCTAATGTTTTAGGTGTCAATGTAATTACACCACCAGTGGAATCTTTCAGTCGATAATTGCCAGACATGTTCGGAGTTTCTACTTTATCTAGCAAGTGATTGAACAGTTTGTATTGTTCACCATCTCGAATAATAGAATGGCTATCAATACGAGTAACTGTTGTTTCATTCTTACGATAGAATTCGATAGGACGCAAGCGAGATTCGGCACGAGTGCCATTCTTCTTATAATAGCGATCCTGAATGGCCTCACGCGCATCTAGAAGAGCATTTTGAAGTTGCTTAAGGTCAGCCATTGGTAAGCTAGAATAAGCCACCATTTCGTCTTTCAGGTCTTCTAACAGATGTTTGATGTTCATTACAACATCAGCTTTTTTAACTGCCATTTTTATTTCCTTTATTAGTCGTGTAAGTAAAGTGAATAAGTCATTATTCATTATATTTATCAGTATGTATATTTTTATTACACATATTAGTATAAAAAATCAAACAGGGTAAGTGTATGAATTTCCAAACCCGACTCACTCAAATTTAGGAACAAATTTAGATGAAAAAAGAACCCATTTCTCCTGATGAAGTTAAAATCGTTAGTTTAAAACACTGCGTCAGGCATGCGATTGAATCTCTTAAAACAGAAACAGGATGTACTACCGAAGAAGTTATTAAATTTCTTCTCGTGGTGCGTCCTTTTGAAATTATTTTCCCTAATGTGATAAACGCAGAGGGGCAAGATAAAGAAAATAAAATAGATAATATCACTAAATATATCAAACTGTATTCTAGATCTATAAAAGAATACTGTAAAATAGAAACTATTCGTTATTCCACTGGTGATCGAACAAGTACTTTTTATCCTGAATTAATCACTACTGATAATCTTATTCAGTGGTTCTTATTTAATATTGGGCGTTACCATTCTGGTGATCAATGTTATCTAGTATCTAGAAATGGTATTGTTGATGATCCTAAAGGACTAATCCCTACTATTATCCAAACATTTAATATTAAAAACTAATTACTTAAAAGGATTTTCCTAAAATGACTGAACAAAAAATTAAAGTAAAGAAACGCGATGGCCATTTTGAACCATTGGATATTGCTAAAATTCACCGTGTAGTAGAATGGGCTGCAGAAGGCTTGGATGTTTCTAGCTCTCAAGTAGAAATCAATAGCCATATCCAATTCTATAATGGTATTTCTACTACAGACATTCATGAGACTTTAGTAAAATCTGCTGCGGATTTAATTTCTACGGAATATCCGGATTACCAACACATGGCCGCACGCTTGGCTTTGTTCCATATTCGTAAAATAGCTTATGATGACTACACACCTCCTCACTTGTTTGACCATGTTAAGAAGATGTGTGAATTGGGTTGGTACGATAAGGAAATCATTACTTATTATTCTAAAGAAGAGTTCGATGAGTTAAACGATTATATTGTTCATGATCGTGATTTGTCTTTTGCTTACGCTGGTATTAAGCAGATGGAAGCGAAATATTTAGTACAAAATCGTTTAGATAAAAAACCTTTAGAATCTCCCCAGGTTGCATTCATGTTAATTGGTGCTTGTATCTTTAGTGGTTATCCTAAAGAAACACGTATGGATTATGTTAAAAAGTTTTATGATTCTTTATCTAAATTCCGTATTTCATTACCTACTCCTGTGATGGCTGGTGTTCGTACACCTACTAGACAGTACTCCTCATGCGTAACGATTGAAAGTGGTGACAGTTTAGACAGTATTAATGCATCCACTTCCGCCATTGTTAAATATATTTCTCAACGAGCAGGCATTGGTATTAATGGTGGTCGTATTCGCGCATTAGGTAGTGAGATTCGTGGTGGTGAAGTTGTACATACTGGCGTTATCCCATTCTGGAAAATGTTCCAAGCCGCAGTAAAATCATGTTCCCAGGGCGCCATCAGGGGCGGTGCTGCGACACTTTACTATCCTATTTGGCATTTAGAAGTAGAATCCTTAATCGTACTGAAAAATAACCGTGGTGTAGAAGATAACCGTATTCGCCAGTTAGACTACGGTGTGCAATTAAATAAATTAATGTATACTCGTCTGATTAATGACGAAGACATTACTTTATTCTCACCTCACTCAGTAGAAGGTATGTATGATGCGTTCTTTAATGATCAAAAACTCTTTGAGAAACTTTATACTGAAGCTGAGAATAATCCTTTAATTCCTAAAAAGAAAATTCCAGCTCGTGACCTATTTAGTTTGTTGATGTCTGAACGTGCAAATACCGGTCGTATTTACATCATGAATGTAGACCACTGCAATACTCATTCTTCATTCGATGAATTAGTAGCACCTATTCACATGAGTAATTTATGTGTAGCTGGTAATACTAAAGTACTGACTAAAGAAGGTGAAGTGACTATTGGTGAAAACGTTGGTAAGAAGTTTACAGTTTGGAATGGTTACGAATGGTCTGAAAATGTAGAATTTGTACAGACTGGTGAAAATGTAGATTTGTACCATGTTACTCTTGAAGATGGTCGTTACTTAGATTGTACTGATTATCACAAATGGTTAGTAGGTACAACGGAAGAAGATAAGAAACTGATTCCTACGATTGAATTGAAAGTAGGTACTCCGGTTTACAATCCTGATACCTCTAAACGCAGTATGGTTTCTAGCATTACTAGATTAGAAGGTAAGCACAATACTTATTGTTTCACAGAACCTAAACGACATCTTGGTGTATTTAATGGCATTCTTACTGGTCAATGTACTGAGATCACTTTACCAACTAAACCATTAAATAATATTAATGATGAAGAAGGTTTGATTTCTTTATGTACTTTATCAGGTATTAATTTAGGTAAAATTGAGAAGTTAGAAGACTTGGAAGAAGGATGTGATCTTTTGGTTCGTTCTTTAGATGAGTTGTTATCTTATCAAAACTATCCTATTCCGGCAGCTAAACGTGCAACCGAACTTTATCGTTCATTAGGTATTGGTGTCATTAACTTTGCCTATTATTTAACTAAAAATGGTAAACGAATTAAAGACGGTTCTGGTTTGGAATTAACACACCAAACATTTGAAGCTTTACAATATTATCTATTGAAGAGTTCAGTACAACTGGCTAAAGAAAAAGGTACTTGTTTAGGATTTAAAGATACTAAATATGCTCGAGGTATATTACCTATCGATACTTATAAGAAAGACATTGATGCTTTCGCACCGTTTGATTTAAAATACGACTGGGAATCATTGAGAGAAGAGATTCAAGAGTTTGGATTACGTAATGCTACCTTATCTACTCAGTTTCCTTCTGAAAGTAGTTCTCAAGTTAGTAATGCAACCAATGGTATCGATATCCCTAGAAGTCCTTTGACTATTAAAGCTTCTAAGGACGGCATTCTGAAACAGATTGTTCCTGAGTACGAAAAATTGAAAGATCAATATGAATATTTGTGGGATGATAACAACAACCAAGGTTTCCTGAAGATTGTTGCCATTATTCAGAAATTCATGGATCAAGCGATTTCAACTAATACTCGATACAATCCTGCTATGATGCCTAATGGTAAGGTACCAATGAAGCTAATGCTTCAAGAACTCTTGTTAGCTTATAAATGGGGTGTAAAAACTCTGTATTATCACCATACAAACGATGGTTCTAATGATACTCATGACGACCTTAATGATGGTTGTGCTGGTGGTGCTTGCAAACTGTAAAGTAAAAAAAATATCTCCCACTCCTGTGTTATCAGGAGTAGGGGAATATATTTTTAATGTATTTTAATCTAGAGGGATTCTAAACCTTTTTGCAAGAGCCATACCAAGATCATCAAACGCCTCTTCGATTTCATGTTTGGTAGGTTTCTGATTAAAGCTACCATCAAATGGTTTTCCATATGTTTCACCAAGAGGGTTATCCATTCCTGTTAGTGATTTAGGAGCAGTATATGTTCTGTTAACTGCTTTCTTTCTTTTCTTTTGGATCGTCTTCATTTTTAATCTTCCTTTCTTTCATTATGGTGAATAGCCATGTTGTATTTATAGGTGATACCAATTTCGTCTACGTAACCTAAATAAACGACTGTTCGATCTATTCTATAGTATGCATTACTGATCACACATTGATTAAAGTAATGATCTTTCTTTTTACTAACACTTAAGCCAGCAAACCAAAATGACATTAGATTATAAAAATTGATCCATGTTTCTCGATCAGCATGTACGTCAATACTATAAGTCATGAGTTTTGTTAAGTTTGTTTCTTTATCACCTTCGTATTCTCGGTAAACAAAGTATTGTTTATTCCATTTGGAATCATTCATCTTTAAGAAAGACTCAATACTTTTTGTTAATTCATCGTAGAACTTTTGATCCATTTCTGAATCTACATTAGATGGACTCATTCACAATTCCTTTATAAAGTTAGAATGGTTTTTTTTTAGTTAGGAAATAAATCAAGATCTTTATTTTCCTTCAGGTATTTTCTAAATTTATTCAACATGTACCGAAGATAGATATCTTTCTTTTGTTTCTTCTTACGATTCTTGTAACGTTTGAGCTTACCTACAAGATATTCACCATTACTAAAACCGATAAAACGATACTTCCTCTTATAGAATTTAATACGTTTAGCCAACATTTTCATTTTAGCTTCCTTAATCTACAATTAAACGAAGATCATCTGGATAAAATTCAAAAGATTCTCCTTCTTTAATACACCACGCTTCAGTATAAACATATTCTCTGTTTTCCTGATCGAAAGCAAGAATATCTTTTGTAAATTCCAATTCAAGAACTGTTTTTCCATGTTCGTCACTATCCACAGTAACGTCAAGAATAAAACTAAACTTTTTTATTCTTTCTACAATTTCATTAAGCTTTTCAACTTCTAATTTATCTTTATATACTCTCATTTTAACATCCTTGCCTTTTACTAATACTAGAGGGACATCCCTCTAGTATTAATTTATTAAAGTTTAATGATCAAAATTCTCTAAAGAGAATTTACTTGAATTGACAGTATATTGTTTAGCATTGTGCTTAGCAATAGAGATAAGATTAACTAAATCAATACGAGGAATACGGAAAATAGTTTCTACAGAACCACAAATCAATTTAGATTTTGTAAAGAGACTATCTTCAATACTCTTAACCACACAAGCACCGTCAATAAAGATGGTTCGGTCTTTAGTTTCAATAACCGGAATATTATTTATCGCTCCGATGATTGGATTCTCTTTATCGAATAAGTAAGAATAAGAATTCTTAGGATAGAATAATGGCAATTCAGCCAATTCACTTAAAGCATTTCTTTCTTCGATACTATTCGGGATAATCACGAATCCAAGATTACCAAATACTGGATCAAACTGTACATAAAAGTTCGACCCATCGACTGTTCCGTATGTGATTCTCTCCTCTTCGATTTTCCAATTAACACAACTAAGTGCTGAAATCAATCCTTTAGCACTAGGACCTAATCCAACGAGATTAGCGATAGGGGTGTAGTTAGGAGATGACTGAGTATCGTTTTGGATATTAGATTTGATTTTCTCTTTAGGATAAGCATTCAGGCTAGATACAGCCAGATAAAGAACTACTTTATCTGTCAAGTGTTTGATTCGATAAACCATTTCAGGATGCTTATCACCAAACAATTCTTTACATTGTTTCTGAATCAATCGACAAAGAGCAGAATTATCAACCATTCGTTTTTCTTTGAAGTAATTAAATGCGATTATATGCAATATATTAACTTCAAATAAATTAGTTCCTTCTTTATCCAGATCGTAGATTAGAAGCTCTCCATCTGTTGTTTCAATTTTACAGATATATTTATTATCTGTATCTTCCAATTCAAAATTCTTAATGACCGGACCGAGAACCGTTTTTAGTAATTTATCTAATTCTGAATATGCTCCAATAAAATCAATTTCTATGCCCAGCAGTTCGATTTCAGAGTTGTACAATTCCATTTTAAAATTTCCTTATGTAATTAAATTTGAAAATAGAGTAGGGGTAACAATACCCCTACTCCGTATTAGTTTATTTTACAGTTTTAAATACCAGCATTTTCAAAACTTTCTTACCATCTACAGTTTCAAAAACAGGTATTAATTTAGCATAGTGCTTAGGTTTATAAAACATAGTCTTATTAGATTTAATTTCCTCATCACTATATTCCTTAAGGAATTGATAAGATAAACACTTTTCATTCGGTTTGAATTTACCAGCTATAAATTCAGTACTACCAAAAGTAGTATTTAAAACAAAACCAAAACATGTACCAAGTCTATGTTTCTTTAATTCGTCATCAGGTAATTGAATAAATTCTTCAGTAGTACCCAAGTATCCTTTATCGTAATATACTGGTACCCTTTTATCCAATTCTTCAACACTACTGTTATAAAAGAATTCTTTAAAGCCATTTGAATCTTCGACTGGAATTCCTGTAAAATTCATTTTGTCTTTAATGAATTTGCGGTAATGATTACGCGCTACCATCAGATAACACATTTCCTTAACCACGAGATCTACAAACATATCGAACTCTTCTTGAGTTTCAATTTCATAACGACTAATTAAAAACTCTTTAAAGATTTCCATTTTATATCTTGTTGTAGAAATCACTTTATTCATTTCGTGGAATAAAGTGAAAAATAACGGAAAATAAGATAAACTAGATTTCTTTAAGAGTCTACTTAACTCAATACAGCGAACACGATTATCTGGATTTTTAGACATCTCATCAAGATGCCCAAACCAGTCAGCAGCTAACTTACCTGTGATTTCCATTGGAACTGGAGCATCAGAGGGAACATTATTAGCTTCCCTAATTCTTTTGGCTTTTTCATCAGAAATGTAAAAGTCATTTAAGGTTTGCTGAATGGTTTTATCACTAGAAGCAGATGCGAATACACTACCGAGTTGTTTAGCAATAACAATATAAGATTTCATGTCTTATTCCTTTTATTTAGGTTAAAAATAAGAAGTTTATTTATAGTAGCCTTCCTTCACTACTCATTTTAATATTATAGGTTTAAAATAAAACAAAAAAAATAAAGATACCTTATTAAAGTATCTTTATTTTCCATACTTCATCAAGCGGTAATTTTAAACAATTTTCTACTTGGGTAAAATTCAAATGATTCGTCTTCCAATACGATCGCTGTGTTTTTACGACCGCGTTCATTGGTAGTTTCGTCATCTACCTTGATAGATTTCTTAAATACTACGTAAAGTGCCATATCATCGCTACAACCCGTACGACTTAATAAGACTTTTTCTACTAAACTACAATCATTTAAATCGGCAATAATCTTATCCTTATTTTCGAGAGTAAGTTTTCCAGTAATAACTGACTCATGAGAATTAGAAAATAATTTACGAATAAAATTAAACATGATTACATCCTTTACAAAGAGATTAAAATATTAATAGAGATGACTCTATTAGGTTCAATTTAATAGTATATATCTGAAATAAAATAAAAAAAATAGAGATACCCTATTAAGGTATCTCTATTCTATTTTACTTTAAGAAATCATTTAAATCTTTTTCTTCAATGATTTCAACACCTAACTTCTTAGCTTTCTCTAATTTCGATCCGGCATTCTCACCTACAATTAAATAGTTTAGCTTACTACTAACTGACGATAACATTGTACCGCCATTATCCGTGATCAGCTTCTCTATTTCTTTTCTAGGTCTGGTTAACGTACCTGTAATTAAGAATGTCTTCTGATCTAATTTATTAGAAAACTTCTCTTCTTTCTTAAACTTAAATTCTACTAAATAGTTTAGAACCAAATCACGATTCTTTGGATTAGAAAGATATTCGTAAATGGATTTAGCTTTTATAGGACCCACACCTTCTAGATTTACTAATTCCTCGTAAGTAGCGTCTAATAAACACATAATGTCTTTATACTCTTTTAATAAAAGTTTAGACATTCTTTCACCTACGAAACGGATTCCTAAGGAATATAAGAATTTCTCAGGAGTCGTATATCTAGAAGCTTCGATCGCTTCAAAAGCATTTTTAGCAGTTAATCCTTTACCTAATACTTTTTCTAAATCTTCTAAAGACCGATGGTATAAATGGATTGGATAATAAATTGCTTTCGCTTTAAATAAAGCTCGAATAATGAATTCATCCACGCCTTTAATATCCATTCCGTCCCGAGAAGCAAAATGCAATATGTTCTGGATTAGTTGTTCTTCACATTCCTTATTCATGCAACGAGTAATGGTTTCTTCTGTAACTAATTGAGATTGACAGCATGGACATTTATCTGGAAAGACAAATGGCTTACTATCAGGATCTCTCTTATCCAGATCCACAGCAATAATCTCGGGAATGATTTCTGCTGCTTTTCTTACTTGTACAAAATCACCAATTCTTACATCTAGTTGTTTAATAAAAGAAGCGTTGTTTAGAGTCGCTCTGGAAACTACTGAACCTGATAACAATACTGGTGTAAGAATAGCAACAGGTGTAATCGCTCCTGTCCTACCAATCTGTACGACAATATCAACGACTTGGGTGGTTTCTGACTCTGGGTCTAATTTAAACGCGCAAGCCCAATTAGGTAATTTACCTTCATTAGGTTTTGCATGACTTAAATCATTTACCTTGAATACAATGCCGTCTGTATCGTACTGATCTGTTTTACAAGAAGTCTCATGTTCAGAAACAATCTTACTTAATGTCTCTTTATCTAAAGGATAAGTAACAATACCTTTTACAAAAGTATTGAAACCTAATCTAGATAAAGCACTGGTCATTTCTGAATAAGATTTATAGGTTTGTTTAGGTTCTATCGTATACGGAATGAATTGTAACTGACGTTGACGAGTAATTTCCGGATCTAATTGTCTTAATGACCCTGCGGCAGCATTACGAGGATTAGAAAAGGGTTTCTCTCCTTTTGCTAGTCGTTCTTGATTCAGTTGATCAAAAACCTCTCTGAACATCAAGACTTCACCGTAGACAATCGTTTCTTTTTGAATAGGGATTTCTTTAGGAATAGAAGTTATAGTCAATACATTCTTTAATACATCTTCACCAATAAATCCATCTCCACGAGTAGAAGCTGAAATTAATTTACCTTTCTGATAAACTAATTCTAATGCTAAGCCATCGAACTTAGACTGAACCATGAGTTCTGTTTGATTCGGTAAAAATGAAAAGAACTTATTAAGATCGTTTACAT